ACATGTTGGTGGCACGGCTTCGATTAAAACCATCAACAAAGCCGTCACCAATATTTCTACCAGCTTTAGAGGACATACTTTTGGAAATGCCGCTCATGCTTTCTTTGAGCTGGCGCTCAAAGTTTTTAGTTATAGCCGTTACGACTATTTCTGCATGTCCTATTACTGCCACAGTTAACCTATCGGAGCATCCAGTACGTTTCCGTACGGATTAAACGAGTCTGGATTAAATTCTGTAGGCGGTATGTACGGCTTTGTGACGCTTGGGTCGCTAATGTAGTCATCGTTAGCTGTGTAATTAACGTTTTTCTTTGGTGACCCGTACGAATATGTTGTTCCATACATATTGCTATATAGTGATGACCTAAGCGCGCTAACAGATTCAACTTCTTCGGCTGATCCGTATCTAGAATCTTGCTCAAAAAAGAAATGGAGAACGTCAAGCATGTCTGATACCTCCATCTGCGCTAACCTTAGGCCAAGTGTTAGAGCTTTACCGTTTACATATGGCCAGAGATCAACGGCCCACTGTGTTAGACCTCTGGCTGCTGATTTGGGCGGTCACCGTACTGCTCAACTAGCCAGCCGGTAATTTCTGCAAGAGTTTCTGTTGTTACTACTCTGTCTTTGTCTACAATTAGTTTGTTAAATCTCTCTAGGCTCTCGTCTACGAGAACGCTTGAGAAGAAGTCTGTAATCATTGAAGCCTGGTCAGATGTTTCTGATGAACTAGATTTGCTAACTAGGTCTAGAAGAATTTTTCCTGGCATTGAAGATACGCAGAAGAATTCTTCTTCAAATATCTTGAATGATACTGGCTCTAAATCAGCCGTGCTTGGTGACCCAAAATCTTTAAATTTTGCCATTATGTCTTTCTTTTCTATTTATATTTTCGGAAAGGCTACTGTTTAGTAGCACAACCTAATTTTACCTTAGATAAAAAAGACTGATTAGCGGCTTGAAGTGACTACTCGTCTCATGGGGTCAGTTAGGTACCTATTTGGTCTAGTTCCAGGGTGTCTAACAACCTTGGTAGTGATAATTCTTGCACCTTTTCTAAAAATTAAGACTCCATCAGCATTTTTTGGCTTTATAATTCGAGGGCGAGTTCCTTGATGGTGGGCCATAGCATATGTAGTGTAGGCTCCAACTTTAACTCTGGGCCCCAGGACACTTCTGCCAATGTGCTCAAATCTTATGCTTTCTTTGAGTCTTCCGGTCTTTTTGCCGACTTGAAGTTTAGCAAGCTGAGTTATTCTGTTAGCAGTTCTGTGTAGATGACGACCTACAATACCATGCGAGTGATTTAGCTCAAAGTTTAAAATTGGCTTATAGACAACTAACTTTGAAAATTTAAAAGAGATACTGCGAGGTATTAGGTTTAGCCCAAGAGACCTTCTACTTTTTTTGGTAGCTCGAAGAGCTTTTCCGCCATAATAAATCCAAGGACTGTCCGGAACTAAACCGCCTGCAGGCATTTTATGGTACCGCCATGGTGATGGTCATAGTAGTAGTGTGGAAGCCGCCTTCGGGTCCGCTAACATCTAATGTTGCAACTACTCCAATGCCATAACCAGTTTCATCCCACTGGTCTAGTAAATTTACAGACTGCATAAGCACCCAAGAGTCAATTGCCAATATTTCAGACGCTTGTTGTATTTTTTCTTGCGTAGGGGGTCTACCATTTTGTCCAACAACCGGAGTGGCTCTAGAGATAGAAACGTTGAGAGTGGCACTTCGAGGTACGTGGCATCTTTGGGGTTCTCCGACCTGAGCTCCAGGTGGGCCAAGATACATCTGCAAGAATGAGACAACAACCTGCTCACAATCTATGGCAGGCTCGCCCATCATCCAGTACTTTTTCTGCGGTAAAGATACGTTGTAGGACTGAAACGAAGCCTCTACTCGCTCTAAAACGCCTTGCATCATGTCGCGGAGGTTTGTTGCATCCTCCAGAACGCCAGTGCCGTCAATCTCAGCCATGTTAGATTACTCCTCTACTGGAGCAGACTCTTCTACTGCAGGAGCCTCGTCAGCTACTACTTCAGCTACAACTTCTTTTACTGAAGGAGCTTCTACCTTAGGAGCTCGCACTCTAGGAGCTGGAGCTGCCTTCTTAACGTTAGCGCCAGGCATGTCTGCAGCGGTAAAGTTTGTCATAATTTGTGCCATTTTATTTTCCTATTCTGTGTATAGCGTATTCTGGAGGTTGCCAGATGCTAGCTCTACTATATTTGGGATATCGTTAATTGTTTTTGTTGCGTATAGTGTCCAAGTTCCAGGATCGACCATTCCTAAAGCTTGTAAAGCTTTTTCATATGGAACGGTAAAACTTAAAGTGCTAGCACCAGTATTTAACACAATAGAAGTTGAGCCTAAGTCTACTGATACGCTTCCAGAATAGTTCCTGAGAGACACTACAGGAGTCCATCCGGAACTCGGGAAAAAGTTAGTTAAAACTGTAGTAGTTCCTACAGAAGTCCAAGTAGCAGAGGCACCTTTGACTAGAGCTAAATCATAGTCAGCGTCAGCCGTAAGAACTAGTGGTCTTGGGCTGTAACGTCGTGCTCTTGGAGTGTCGACTGAAAAAACTTTAGCTTTCCTACGAGCATTGTCTGGGTTGACAACTTTAAGGAACAAGTCAATCTCGTACAGGCCAGTGCGGAGCTCATCAATGAACTCCTGATTGTCAAGAATGGTGTAAGAAACGCCCTGACGTGAGACAGATGTTACGCGCTGAGGCAGCTCGCAATTCTCGTCTCCGGACCATAGACGCGCAAACTCGATAGCAAGTTTCCTAGCAGCCATCTTTCCAGCTACTGGAACCGGGGTTCCATAAGAATAGGTAACTTCGGTGTTGCAGGGGGTCCAAGGAGTTCCGGCCTTGATGTGAATAGTTGAGTGGTCTACAAGATAATAACTAGAAGGATCAAGGATGTCGCCCTGCTTATTTCTAATTGTGTGAATTTTAGTTACCGGACGACCACGAAGTTTAATTCTAGAATCTGGTGACATACCGTCAGAGGTTAGCTCTGAATACTCGTCATAGTCGCCAGAAGGGATGTTGTAAACGTCTCCACCAAAAAGAACTGGAGAGTTAGTTTTAGTAGAGGGGCCTAAGCGGTTATTACGTAAGGTACATGTGTAGCGCTCGGTCACAGTGGTTACCCCTGTGTACTTGCGGCCAGACATGGCCCAAAGTAGGTATGACGCAACCTGAGCTGCCTCCAGGGTATATTCCGTGTAGGAGTAGTCGCCCATCTCTTCAGGCTGAATCCATAGATTGTCGGTCATTTTTACCTCTTAGATAAGTTTAACGGGTGGTAGCCCAAGCTATTATGCTCAAGCCACCACCCGTATCTAAACTAGTTAGTTCTCGTTTGAAGCGATGATGTTATCGATCGCTACATCCTCGTTGTAGTCTATGTTACCTGGAACGTTGTAGGTTGATCCACCAGTACCAATTTGAGTTGATGTAGTTGCAGTAGGAGCCGGGTTAGTCTCGGTTGTTCCACTGTTAACAACAGTCACACGAGCACCAGAGGTTACAGTGAATTCAGTAATGTTAGCTGCAATAGGTGCAGTAGCATAGGTCACTGTAAATGGTGATGATGTGGTTACACTGGCAACGGTGAAGGTTCCATTAAGGGTTGCACCAACATTCTGTACGTAGATGCTGTCACCAGATGCAATGTTGTGGGCAGCTGAGAAGGTAAGAGTTGCAGTACCTGGGTCAGTTGCAGGGGATCCAGCCAATACAGCTCCCTTAGTTACGTTAATAGTAGTAGGCTGCTTAGCAGTAGATGCAGTAAATACAACAGGTCCAGTTCCATCGGTCCAAGTGTAGAATCCATTTAGACCAGTTGGAGCCCAGCTGCTACGTGCGTAAGCGTATGGACGCTCTGCAGCAACTGGGAACTCCCAGCGGCCATCTAGACCAGACTGGAAGTTTGCGTTTCCTAGACCAAAGCCCTCGAAGGTGTTAGCCATTAGACCGTTTTCAATAACGCGGTCACCTGACTGACGCATCTTCACGTAAGGGAATACCCAGTGGAAGTAAGGAAGAACGCCTGCGCGCTTTCCGTCCTTAATCGCGTGAGACCAAGCTTCGATAGCAACACCGTTACCTGCAGGGTCATCGCCTACACCTGGTGCAGCCCAACCGATTGACTTGTGGTTTGGGTCTAGAGCGGTTCCTATGTTCTTGCGAAGTAGAAGACCACCAGACAGAAGAGCAGAAAGCTCAGGGTCTGGCTCACAGATAGCAAGTTCCATAGTTATACGCTTCAGTGTGTCTGGTGCCTTGTAGGTTACACAAACAACTCCGTTAGCGCCTTTTTCGGTGATCTCGTCGCCCTCTTCGTACTCAGGTGTAAACGAGATACGCATGAAAGCAGAGGTTGTGTAGCTGTCGGCAGCGCCGGTCAGCAGGTTGCCAGCAGAGTCCAAGCGGGTGACACGAATTGACACACCTTGGATGCTAGCTGCATATTCTTGAGTAGCCATTTAGCTATTCTCCTTATTATTAGGCTGTTAGATCGACTCTAACAGCTAGGTGGATTGATGTATCAAAGTAAACCGCAGCTGGGCGGATTGCTTTGAGACGCATGTCATTCGCATTACCCGACACATCGTACGCTTGCGCAAGATTGTCGTTCACGACATCAACATCGCCAACATAAGTCTTGACGGTGCCGGTGGCGTAAATCCATTTTGCAGAGGTAGTTCCGATTTGCTGGATGTACCCAGTTACGGCCTCTTGGCTAGCGTTAGTTGCGCTAGCAATAGTAATAGTTACGGTGTCAGCGTCTACTTTGCTGACAACTGCTGTAGAAGTAGAAGACTGGTTGATGTTTGCTCCAACAAGGGAGTAACGGACGGTGTCACCTGCAAGTAGGTAGTGCGCGCCAGAGGTGTTTACAGTCAGCGTAGTGTTGGTCGAGATGGTTGCGGTAGCAGCAGTAATACGAGGGCCGTTACCTGAGTAGCCACCACCGACAACGACAGGTGTCCCGCCCATAGTTTGTAGGTGGTCTTTAACTGTCTCGTGGAAAAGCATATTTGAGTTGCTTGATAGAAGAGCAACTACGTCGCGGGTTGCGTGGATTACGCCCTGCTCGCCAGCATCCGATACCTGACCAATACCATTTTCAAGTACTGCCAAAGAACGCCTTGCTGAAAGTCCCGTACCATCAAGCACAGTGACACCAGAAGAAACTAGAGCACGGTTAGGGTGGCTTTGTCCGATTCGAATGTCCCCGTCCCAAAGCTCTACTTCCATAGCGTGCTGAGTTATACCCTCAAGCTGGCGCTTTACGCGCTCAATGCGGTCAATTCCAAGAAATCCTAGAGTAGAGCGAA